ATAGTAAAGTTTAATTGTTACTATGATACAAAAACTTTAGAAAAAGGAGCATAATGCAATTATCAAAACATTTTAGTTTAAAAGAAATGACTAAATCAGGCACAGCAGCTAGACTTGGTTTAGATAACACACCTAATGAAGAACAGATTGAAAACCTAAAAGCATTATGTGAAAACATATTAGAACCCTTAAGAGATTATTACGAATCAAGACCAATCACAATTACATCAGGATATAGAAGTCCTAAACTATCTGAGGCTATAGGTTCATCAAGTCGATCACAGCATTGTAAAGCAGAGGCGGCAGATTTTGAAATAGCAGGATTTGACAATAAAGAAGTAGCTGCACATATTAAAAACAACTTTGACTTTGATCAACTAATAAGCGAATACTATGAAGAAGGTATAGCTGATAGTGGATGGATTCATGTTAGTTTTAAAAGAGATGGTAGTAACAGAAAACAATCTTTGATAAAAGATAAAGAAGGTTACAAGGAATGGCAATAGATAAATCTAGCATGAAGTGTAATAGTCCTAGACGACAAGTTTCTGGTGGTAAAAAATTTGTAGTCAAAGCCTGTAAAGGTGGTAGAGAAAAGATTATTAGATATGGAGATGCTAATATGAAAATTCGTAAATCAAATTCAGCAGCTAGAAAGAGCTTTAGAGCAAGACATAAATGTGCTACTGCTAAAGATGTATTTTCTGCAAGATATTGGTCTTGTAAAAATTGGTAAAAAAAGGAGGAAACTATGTACGGAAAAAAAGTAATGAAAAAAAAGAAAAAGAAAAAAGCAAAGAAAAAGAAAAAATACTAGGTGTAGCTTATATGTTAAGCTGGGAGAGTCGGTGGGAACTAACTTAGGAGGATAAATGCCAAAAGGTAAAAACAAAAAGTATAGTAAAAAACAAATGAAGATAGCAAGAATGGCAGCACCATTTGATAGAATAACTGGTGCAGACTTTGCTATGCTTAAGAAAAAAAGAAAGAAAAAAGTATGAAGAAAACAGTAAAAGCACCTAAAGGATTTCATTGGATGAAAAAAAAAGGTGGTTATAAACTTATGAAGGGTGCTTATAAACCCCACAAAGGTGCTGTAAAAAATGCTTCATTTATGGTACAAAAGCAACATAGAGGATGAAGAGAGCATTATTAGATGCGTTAGAAAAAAGATACGAAGCTCAACTAGCTGAAGCTGACGCAACTGTTAAAATATATTTAGAAAATAGTGTTGGCATTGGCGAACATCCTCAACATCTTGAAGAAATAGATAAACAACTTACAAAAATTGCTAATGCTGAACACAAATTAGAAATTATTAAGGAGTTCAATTAATGGCAAAGTTATGTGCAAGAGGTAAAGCAGCAGCCAAGAGAAAATTTAAGGTCTATCCCTCCGCTTATGCAAATATGTATGCAAGTGGTGTATGTTCAGGTAAAATAGTACCAGGTGGTCGTAAGAAAAAGAAAAGAAAGAAAAGATAATGTCTAAAGGTTTACGATCTTGGGTAAGAGCTAATTGGGTTGATATAGCTAACAGAAGATCAGATGGTTCATTTCCAAAGTGTGGTAGATCAAAAGGGGAGAAAAGAAAAAATTATCCTAAATGTGTTCCAGCAGCTAAAGCAAGATCAATGTCATCAGGACAAAGAAGAGCAGCCGTATCAAGAAAACAAAGAGCTGAGAGAAAATCAAGGAAAGGGAAAAGACCAAACTACGCAAGAACATGAAGAAGAAAACTTGGAACAGAAATAATGTTTCAAGGGTAGTTGGTGCTTGTCATTTTTGTAAAAAAGAACACACATCAAGTGATGGTGGTTGGATTATAAACGCAGAGCATAAAGTATTTTGTGAAACCCATACTGAGGGTGTGTCTAGCTGCTTTGATAAATATTTAAAACGAAGAACAATCCCTTTTAATGATTGGTAAATATTAGGTAGCAATCAGGGGAATACTGCTTACAGCATTGATTGCCACCAAATATTAACTAGACCAAAACTTTTTAGCATTATCTAAATATGAAGGATCTAAGTCGTTTCTCCAAAAATAATGTTCAAAGTCAGGCTGAATATAATCTTTTAATACATTAGCATCGTTTGATATTTTCATAAGGTTTTGTCTTACCTTACATCTTTGAATAAAATCTTTTTTTCTACTTTCTATACTTTCAGGTGTAAGTAGTTCACAATTATCTGCACTATAAACTTTATAACCTTCTTCATTGATATAACAAATATAGATAGGTAAGTTAGTTGCGTAATGATAAAAGTCAACTTGCATAAGATGATAAGATTCAATAGTTTCTGGTAGCTTAGTTGTTGACCAACTTCTAGTTCCATCTTTTTTTACTCTTCCTCTTCTTGGAAACTTACATTTATCTTCAATTATCATTTCACCTTTTAAATCTGCATAACCATGAATAGGTATGCTTATACCCTCAAAGACTTTATAAGTTTCTATCTCAGGCTTACACTTATCATAACCTGGAATGCTCATGTGTGCAGCATGACCATTATTTATCATAGCTTCAACTATGTTTGAATAATGATTGTAAGCATCTATCTCTTTTGGATCAGGTATTAATGTATTTAATTTATCCCTAATAGGTGTGAACATTATTATCCTTTAAAAAAGTTTCATAATCTCTACCTAAGTATTCAACTATTTTTCTTGTTCTATATTCTTTCGGATAGTTTACACCTTTTTCATACTTTTGAATTTGTTGGAAGGTGACGTTAATAGTTTTTGCAACATCGGTTTGTGTTTTCCTAGCTGCCCATCTAGCTTGTTTAAGAGCTTCTCCTAATTTAGTATAGAACTCTTTTTCTTTTTGCTCTATTGTTTTTTCTTCTATTATTGTATCTGACATTGTTTCCTTTCATTTAAAGACAAAGAACCCCTCAACCCTCTTGCAACTTTTAACTGTAAACTAGATTTATGTGCTTATTCTAGTTTGTTTTTGCTTTATCTCCATGATCCTCTCAGCAAGTTGAGGTAATCTAGCTTTGTTTTTTAAGTATAATGTTTTGTGTCTATACATTCTACTTACTAGCCTCTCTTGCTTCGACTCCAGATCCTTGAGCATTTTTGGTTCTATTGTCATTTTTATCCTCACCGATCATTTTAATTTTAGCACTAATGAACCGCTTATCGGTGATTATTACTTCTGCGGAATCACTAGGCTTTTCTGAGGCATGAGCTTTTTCTGTAGCTTCTTCTACAGTAGCACCCTCAAAAACTTCTTTGAAGTTGACCATAAGTTCAATAAGTGTATTTTTTTGTACTTTAGTCATTCAATTCAATGTTTCTCCTATAACCTTTAATTTTCTTAAGGTCATTTCTACTTGCCAATTTATCTATTAAAACAGTAATTGAGTTCTTAGACTTATAATTTAAACCCACAGCCATTTCTGAAAAAGTTGGCATATATTCGTTTTTTTTATAATAATTTTTAATAAATTTCAATAGTCTAAGCATAACTGGGGTCATGGGTATTTTACTTTTTGTCATTTAACTCCATACTTAATAGTCTATTTAGTTCATTGTAACCTGATACATCATCAAAACTGTCTTTTTTATATCTAGGATTTTTAATTGTTCTCCATATTTTTACTACTTGCATACACACACCAAATATATTTTTAGGTACTTTTATTTGTTTGCCATTATGTGCAGATATTAAAGATTCTAAAAAACCATGAAAAAAGTAACTTGTATTGTTAAAACTACCATACTCTTCGCCCTTTCTTTGCAACAGTTTTTCAATATCTTTAGCAACACTATTGACCTTTCTTATATTATCTGACGAATTTGCCATTTTTATCCTTACAATAATTTAATAATACTCTTTTACCTTTATATCTAACTTCGCTTTTTGCTGTGTCAAACACCGCTATTTTTTGAAATGCGTCTTGGCATAACATTTTGGGTGCAGTAATTGAAACAGTTGCCTCAGCTACTGACCCATTTAACAAGTGCATGACTACAACAATAAAGTCCATTAGAAGTTCATTTTATTAGCTTGATTAACTTTTTCTCTGTGTTCGTTAGAGTAACCACTTATGTTTGGTACTTTTGCATCTGCATTTAACCAACCTATAAGTGCTTTCTTTCCACCAACTTCTACATCGTTAATGTCGCCTGTAAATTTATTGTCATCACCCTTAAACAAAACTCCTACTTGTTTAAAAATCTTAATAAATTTTGTATTACCATCTTTTGATGAACCTTTAGAACCAAGTACAGTTCCTTTAACACCACTACTTAGTTTTATGTTACCTGAGAAATCTATTTTAACAGCTCTCTCATTTGTTGGGTCGTATTCAAAAAGAACAAAGTCTTTTTCTTTACTACCAGTTTGATTTGCCATGTTGTCCTCCGTTTGTTTCTATGGTCTTTGCTTTATCTTTAAATGACTTTTCAACATTGTCATTATCGGTTTTCCAATCAGAATAAAGTTTATTCAACTTAGTTTGTGTTGTTTGTTGATTAATTTTACTCATTATTGAAACTTGATTAGTATTTGCAACGATTGGTTTATTTTGATTAGCTATTGCGTTTGCTACTTCTTCAGCACTAGCATACTCAGATCCAGCTAATCCAAAGGCAGCTAAACATCTTCCTAAACTTGAAGTAAAACTATTTTCAATCGCACTTGTTTGATTTACGTTTGAAGAATTACGAAACTCCTCACTATGACCAACAGCATAAGGTTGATCTCCAATATATAGTGTTGTTTTTGTAATTACTCTTTTATCATCATGAAAAAGTAATTGTTCATCTATTTTAGATTCAGGAAAGTATTTTTTTAAATGTCTAAATCTCTCTGCTACAATAGAATATTTCTTATTTTTAATTTTTACTGTAGGTATTTTATTTAGTTCTGATAGACATATTTTATATCTATCTTTAAATGAACCTTTATTAGATTCTTTATCTTCAGTTGATTTTTGTTTTGTCATTTATACCCTTTTGTTTATTTTGTTCTTCTAATTCTACAATTTTATTCTTTAATTTTTTATTTTCAAATTGCAGATTGCTTATTAACATATTCATTTTACCATTAGCCATTTTATGTGAATTGTTAATCCTTTCAGCTTCTTGCACATCTCTTTTAAGATGTTGATTTTCTCTTTGTAAGTTTTCCAATGATTTTTGCATTGGATTATAACCTTCATCAGCCATTTTTTTTACCCTCCATTACTTCTTTTACTGTTAGTTTATGAACAATAATATCTTGCATAGCTCTCCCAATCATAGCTCCAAAAATCATTTTCATGTTTGGAGGTAGCTTTTTCCTTTCATCTTCTGACAAGACGCAATAGTTATAAAACCATTGATCCGTAGGTTTCGTCAACTGTGAGGGAGAAAGATGGTCTGCCGAAAAGCAACCTCCGTCCTTTCTATGTTTCCATTCACTTCCAATTTTTATCAGCATTGATTCGGTTATATAGAACAAATATTGTAAAAGCAATATACATCTTGATTAAAGTTATTAAATAATTTACAAGCGAATATGCTTAGATTACTTGATTTATTTAGTGGAATTGGCGGTTTTTCGCTAGGTATGGAAGCTACAAAACGAATCAAAACTATAGGATTTGTAGAAAAAGATAAATTTTGCCAAAAAGTATTGCAGAAAAATTTTAGTAATATACCAATAGAGGAGGATATAAGAAATGTTAAAGGATCAAACTACGCAGCCGACATTGTTTCAGGAGGATTCCCATGCCAACCATTCTCAGTTGCAGGAAAACGAAGAGGACAAGATGATGATCGTTACCTCTGGGATGAAACTATTAGAGTTGTTGCCGAAACAAAACCAAAATGGTTTGTTGGAGAAAATGTTGAAGGGATTGTTAACATCCAAAACGGCTTGGTACTCCGACAGGTGCAAACTGATTTGGAAAAAGAAGGTTTCAAAGTCCAATGTCTTATTATACCAGCTTCAGGCATCGGTGCATGGCATCAAAGAAAAAGAGTTTGGATTATTGCCAACTCCAAAAGAGAGAGATTACAAAGGTGGAGAGGGAAAGAGAGTAATAAAAACAAAAAAAGGTTATGCGAAAATCAGAAAAAAGAAGGGAACAAGATTTGGAGCAAGTCTGAACGATGTAGTGGAGTATCAAAAAATGAAAATGATGTACCCAACTCCAACAGTAGGTTGCGAAGAGGGAGGGGAACAGAGCAAGAGAGTAGAGCAAACGAAATCTGGAGGTTTTATACTTCGAAAGAAGAACAAACCGAACAGCACCTTCGGAGCAAAGCTGTCGGATGCGATGTTATTTCTTCAAAAAAAAGAAAAACCTGGTGGCAAACTCAATCCGAACTTTGTGGAGTTCCTAATGGGATATCCTATA